GTATAGGTAACACTAGCTTGGACGATTGGTTCTTCTATAATCCGAACTATGACCTTGATCCTGCTAACAGACCTCGGTGCTACGTGCATCAGGACTGCGGGAATCTTATTGAGAGCATGATTAATTACAACGCTGCTGGTAAAGCGGACGAAGCACTCAAGGACTTTTTTGACCTCATCCGTTATTTGCGAATGTCAAATGGCGGTATGGGTCCGGACTACTTCACATCCTCCGATATGGGGATAACCAGAAAACAACAAGGAGGATACTAATGAAAATTAAATTAACTGAGTTCACCAAATATCATAATACTGATTTTGATGAAGCCCTACAAATAGCCCACGAAAAACTACCGCCTGAATATATCAGCGGTAAAGGCAAGAACACTTGGATCAGCCCAGAAGGTCAGGACATCCTGTCCGACGGTCTATTTATTAATGAAATAATACCTAAGCATTACACGGGCAAGGTACTATCCATTTGCCCGAACCCTAGGTTCAACATGGTTCACTTCGTAGAAATCGGAAAGAAAGTTCCAGTCCTCCTGCCTAACAGGTTGAAGGACAGATTCTTAGGTAAGATGATCTGCTTTGAAGCCATTGAATCAGAAACAGGAGTCAGTTACCGTTATGTCAAAGGTTGATAGAACAAAGCTATTTTATGCAAGGAATCCTGAGACCGGAGAGGTCGAGGACGAGAACCTAACGTTGGATTACAAATGGAATCAGCAGAACAGGGATCGCCTAATAATGTGGGAGACTTTCAAACGACACGTAAAGCATGAGTCCAAAGTTCCCATGACAAACATAGAGTTATGTGATAAGATAGGCAGTTCCAGAACACATCTGGCTAGTATGCTTCAACTAATTAAAAATAGACTAAATGCAGAACAATAATATTTCAAAGGCCCTTACTTACGTTAGTGACGAGCCGGACATTCAAACTCTCCGATTTGCCTACGAGGAAACAGTAACTGAGCTAGAAGGTTATTTTGATTTATGTCGTACTAGCTACGATGACAGGCGGAACTGGTGGCCGGGCAAGAGCCGTGATCACCGCAAGCATGGCGCGGACGCATTCCCTTGGGAAGGTGCTAGCGATAGTGAGTGCCATATTATTGATGAACGCATCACGAAACTTTCATCCCTATTCATGTCCGCACTCAAGAGGGCTAACGTCAGAGCCTTCCCCGTGGAGAGTGGAGACATTGCCCGTAGCAAATTGGTATCAGGTTTCCTTAAGTGGATGATACGATCCGGATACATTCCCCGCTTCTACAGGGAGATGGAACTCGGTGCTAACTACCTGCTCGAGCGTGGACTACTAGTCACTTATGTTGGCTGGCACATGGAGGATCGCTCCTTTGAGCAAGAGATTGACCTCCAGCAGATCGCACAAATATCTCCAGAAATCTTTCAAGCTGTTGAGCAAGGCGAAAACGATGAAGAACTCATCCTGCTTATGCAGCAAGTTTTTGACGGCGTTACGGAAAAGCGAGCAAGGACCGCACTCAAAGATCTACGCAAAAAAGGAATCGCGAAACTGCCCGTCGTGCGTCGTCAAATTAATTGCCCGGAGGTCAAGACCCTAGCACCTGATGGTGACTTCGTCTTTCCTCCATATGTAACTGATCCGCAGCGCGCACCGTATTGCTTTTGGAAAACGTATTATACTCCACAGGAATTAGAACTAAAGGTAACAACCGATGGTTGGGATCAGGACTTCGTGGATATGATGATCGAAAGATACCGAGGGGTCAACATTGACAGCCTTGAGCGATACGAAGAAGGCCGTCGAAGCATGAGCCTCACGGATACTGCATACGAAGCTGATGAACTGATTGAAATTGTTTACGGATACCAGAGACTTATTAACGAAGAGGATGGCTCCGAAGGAATTTATTGCACAGTATTTCATAAGAACTTTGATGGAGATGATGGCACTGGGACTCCCGGATATGCAAAGTTCGAGCTACTTAACGGATACGAAGACTATCCAGTAGTAGTGACACGCTTGTCCGAGGACACTAAGCGTCTCTATGATGTATCCACCGTTCCCAGTATTCTTCGTGGTATTCAGAACCAAGTAAAGGTAGAGCGTGATTCACGGATTGACCGCAATAGCCTAGCTACCCTACCTCCTATCTTGCACCCAGTGGGTCAAGCACCCAATGACTGGGGTCCAGGTCGTATGATTCCATACCGCCGTAAAGGAGATGTGGACTTCGCTCCTACCCCCGCGTACAATCAAGGATCGCTTGAGATGGAACAAACACTAATCAATCAAGCTGACAGAATGATTGGACTGGATACGAATGACCCAATGTCTCAATCCAGACAGCAGTTCATGGTTGATAAGTACCTTAGCCACGTAGCCGAGGTTATTCGCATGGCCTATAAATGCTTCCAGAGATTTGGACCCGATGAAGTCTTCTTCCAGGTAACAGGCATCCCTGACCCTCAAGTAATGAACAAGGGTAATCCTAATGAGAACTTTGACATCATGATTAACTTTGATGTTCTTGACAGTGATCCAGAAACAGTAGAAAAGAAACTACAAGGGTTCGTTGCATTGAACCAACTCAATGTTAATAACCGAATGAATATTGATGGACTACTTGACATTGCAGCCGCTAGCATTGATCCAGTCATGGCTGATGCTGTTCTGCAACCTGCACAAGATGCTCAACAAGAAATGGTTAAGAATGTTACCGATGATCTTACAAAGATTTTTGCAGGTATTGAAATGCCGGCACGTCCTACAGGCGCGCAGATTGCTATGCAAGTCCTACAGCAATACGCCCAGCAGCCGGACATTCAACAGCGTCTACAGCAGGATGAAGCATTCCGGGGACGGATGGAGAAATACCAGGGTCAATATACCTTCCAGATGCAGCAAGCGCAGAACGCCCAGATTGGTCGAGTCGGCACAGCCCCTGCACAGATGGGTAATGTTGACACTCAGAATATGTAGTATTATTTTATTAACTAATACTTACACTATGGCTGATAATCAAAGCACCCAACAACTCGCTCAACAACGAGTCCGCGAACAGCGTGCCAATAATTTCTATGATATGTTTGTCCTTAATGAGGGAAACAAATCAAAGGTTTACAAGGACACTAAGGGCAAGCGAACGATAGGCATTGGATTCAATCTCGAGGAACCCGCTAATCGTAAGATCCTAAAGAAGGAAGGAATTGATATCAATGAATTGTTTGCTGGTCGAGAACTTACTGACAAGGAAACAAAAACCCTTTATAATTATAGCCTAACTCAAGCATTCAAGGACGCTCAGTCCTATGATCCTAACTTTGCTAAAAGACCCGAAGCAGTTAAAATGACCCTAGTAGATATGGCGTTCAACTTAGGTTTGACTAAACTTAACAAGTTTGAAAAGATGAAGGCTGGCCTCATGAACAATGACTACAATGTAGCTGCCGATGAAATGATTGACAGTAAGTGGTACAAGCAAGTAAAAGATAGAGGTCCTAGAATGGTTCAAGTAATGCGTTCCGCAGCAAAATAATATGAATATCCAAGACGATATAAAAACACTTCATAACTATGAGGCTTTTGCTAGGTTCATGAAAATGGTTCATGACCTCAGAGAAGAGGCAATCGAGGAACTACACGAAGCTACAAGCGACACCATTCAGCAGGTATCCGGACGAATTATTACTTATGATCAGCTATTGCAGTTATCAAGCTGGCAGGAATTAAGTAATCGTCACCGCGAAAATTTCTAGGCTGAACAATAACTGTTCACCTGTGTTATATTAACGCATCGCAATCTCTCGGCGTAAATGAGTGGAAATTATGACAGATGAAATCACGACTGCTGACTCTGGGGCAGATACAATACCAGTGGACAATACTAATATATCCGTAACGGATTTTGCAAATCGCCGATTGGGGCAGATGACTCCTGAGCCAAGTGCTGAGGAAAAATCAGAACCAGTTGTCGAAGAGGAAACGGAAGAGACACCCGAAGAGGTCATTGAGGAAACTCAAGAAGCCGAAGAAGGTGAACCAGAAGTTGAATCAGCATCCGAGGATGTTCTTTCACAGATTGATTTGGACAACGCGTCCGAAGAAGAATTACGGGAACTAGCTGATAAGTTAGGCAGTAAAGCTGTGGCTCGTTTTGGGGAACTTACCGCAAGACGAAAAACGGCAGAAGAAAAACTGGCTAAACTAGAGGCTTCGCTTCAACAGAAGGATCCCCTGGAGTCAAAAAAGAAAATAGAAAATAACCCATTTGGAAATTTAGATTCAATTGAAAGCCTTCAAGATAAGGCTCAAGAGATTGAGCAAATAGTCGATTGGGCTGAGGACCTTCTTTTTGAAGGTGCTGACTATGCGGCTGACGATGTCATTACTGAGATCGAAGGCAAAGAAATGACGAAGGCGGAAGTCCGTAAATCCCTACTACAGGCGCGTAAGGCTCAGAAGACCTTTCTTCCTGATCAACTTTCTAAAATACAAGCCAGAGAAACGGCTCAAAATATGGAAGTTGCTTTCAAGCAGAGAGCCAAAGAAGAGCTATCCTGGCTAGAAGGTGAGGACAATGATGTACGCAAACAGTACGAAGCTACAGTGAATGATGCTCGTTTTCAAAAAATGAAAGAGATCATATCAAGGGAAGCTCCGGATGTTGCGGGTCAATTGGATTACTGGTTCGCTCACGCGGCAAACAGTATCTATGGTCGTAAACCAATAGCTGAAGGTAAGCCAAGCATGAAACTTACACCACCCAAGGGTGCGACAACAAGTAATGCAAACGCTGCTAAGTCCCCATCAAGAACTGCAAAGGCACTCAAGGAATTGCAAAGTCAATTTAAACAATCGGGTAACGCTCGCGATTTTGCTGCACTTAGAAAACTACAAATGGCTTCA